AGGTTGTGGCGGTGTGATGGAGAATAGAAGAAAAGTTACCAAGAAGTACTAACATGGGCTTACGTAAATGGGTTCAAGAGAATTGGGTAGATATTGCAAATAGAAAACCTGATGGTTCTTATCCTAAATGCGGAAGAAGTGGTGGAGAGAAAAGAAAAAATTATCCAAAGTGTGTTCCAATAGCAAAAGCTAGAGCCATGAGTAGAGGTCAAAGAGCTTCAGCGGTAAAAAGAAAACAACAAGCTAGTAATGTAGGACCAAAACCTTCAAACGTTCCAACATTTGCAAAAAGAAAAAAAATGGGTGCGGGAGGATTGGTCTAATGCCAAGAGGAACTTGTTGGCATGGTTACGAACAAAAAGGATTTAAGAAAAAAGGAAATAAATCAGTTCCTAATTGTGTAAGAGTTGGAAAAGCAAAAGGTGGAACTGCAAGAATTCCAAGAAAGCCAGGACAACCAGCAGGATCAAAAAAACATTCTGATTTATATACAGATGAAAATCCAAAAGGCACTATTCACGGTTTAAAATTTGCAAATGAATCTGATGCTAGAAAAAGTGTGGCAAAGATTAGAAAAAGTGGTAGATCTCATGCACATAAAATACAAGCTGCAATTGCTATGGAACAACGAGCACGTGTTATGGGTAAAGGATCATCAGCAGGTGTTTACCGAAGATATATTGATTCAGTTAAAAGAACTAAAAAAGCAGATGGAGGCATTGTTGATATGACAAGAATGACATTTATTTAATGGGTAATATTGCGTTACGAGGAAATGGTGTAGCAATGATGGCGTCTGGTGGAAGAGCTGCAGATAATATGCCAGCAAGAAATAAAAAGAACTTTAGACCCACAAAGTCTGGAGCAGGTATGACACGAGCCGGTGTTATGGCCTACAGAAGAATGAATCCCGGTTCTAAATTATCAACAGCGGTTACTGGTAAGGTGAAACCAGGATCAAAAGCTGCAAAGAGAAGAAAATCATACTGCGCAAGAAGTGCAGGTCAAATGAAAATGTTTCCAAAAGCTGCAAAAGATCCTAATTCACGATTACGACAGGCTCGCAGAAGATGGAAATGTTAAATGGATGATGTTGTAGAATTTTCTACTAAATTAAGGCGTTTATTAAAATCTCAATTAGATAACTTAACTCTAACTGTCACATCAGGGAATAATGTTGACAATATGGAAAAATACAAGTATTTACTTGGCCAAATTCGTGTATATGAATACATGCTACAGGAACTCTCTAACCTGCTAAAGACAAAGGAGCACAAAGATGACAAAGGAAACATTGTCAAACTCGACTGATGAAATACCAAAAGTCGTTTTAGGACTAGAAGACAAGTATAAAGAAGAAGATAAAAAAACTGTACGAGCAGAAAATGTTACAGAATCTTTATTAGATAGTTTACCACAACCAACCGGTTGGAGAATTTTAGTATTACCATTTACTCCCAGAGATAAAACTAAAGGTGGAATTTTAATATCACAGGAATCATTAGATAAACTTCGGATATCTACAAACTGTGGTTATGTTTTAAAACTTGGACCGCTAGCGTATGGAGACAAAGAACGTTATCCAACGGGTCCTTGGTGTAAAGAAAAAGATTGGGTGATTTTTGCAAGATATGCAGGATCACGATTACCAATAGAAGGTGGAGAAGTGAGACTATTAAACGACGATGAAGTTCTTGGGACTATTAAAAATCCTGAAGATGTTCTTCATCATATTTAAACATAGGAGAAACTATGCCAGAAAATAAGCAAGAAAAACTAGTTGATGTCGGCGAAAAAGAAGGAGCCGAGATTACATTAGAAGAAAACAATGGGCAAACAAAAGCCGTTGCAGAAGAAAAGGTAGAGGAGAAAATTGAAGTTCAAGAGGAACAACCTGTTGAAGTTAAAAAAGAAGAAGTTAAATCAGAAAAAGTAGAAGCTAAAAAAGATGATTTAGATGATTATAGCGAAAAAGTTAAAAAACGTATTGCTAAACTAACTCATCAAATAAGAGAAGCTGAAAGACAAAAAGAAGAAGCAATTTCTTACGCGCAATCGATCCAAAAAGAAAAAGAGTTTGTTGAATCGAAGCTTCAAAAAACAGATACTCGATACATTTCAGAGTTTGAAAATAGAGTTAAATCTAGTTTAGCTAATGCCAAAATAGCCCTTAAAACAGCTATTGACGCAGGTGATATTGAAGCTCAAGTCAACGCGCAACAAGCTATTGCTGAACTTACTTTGGAGAATGCTAGACTAAATTCTTTAAAAGCAAATCAACAAGACTTGCCTAAAAAAGAAGTCGCTATAACTCCACAACAATCAACAATTTCAAAACCAGATCCTAAAGCAACAGAGTGGGCTGAAAAAAATACTTGGTTTGGAAATGATTCAGCAATGACTTATACTGCTTTTGATCTACATAAAAAACTTGTAGAGGAAGAAGGATATGACCCTAAAAGTGACGAATATTATGCAGAAATAGATAAGAGAATAAGACTTGAATTTCCGCATAAATTTGGTAAAACAGAGTCAACAACTACAGAAAGCACAGTTAAACCTGTGCAGAACGTAGCATCAGCTAAACGTCCAGCTCAAACAGGACGCAAAAAAACTGTGAAACTCACACCGTCACAAGTAGCAATTGCTAAAAGATTAGGTGTGCCACTCGAAGAATATGCGAAACATTTAACCGCGAAGGAGGTATAAGCATATGGAAAATGATAAAATAAAAACCCCACGCGCGAGCGAAACTAGGTCTAAACAAGATAGACCAAAAGTTTGGACTCCACCATCAAGTCTAGATGCACCGCCTGCGCCAACTGGATACAGGCACCGATGGATTAGAGCTGAAAGTGTTGGCTTCGATGATACGAAGAACGTTTCAGGTAAATTACGATCGGGCTTTGAACTTGTGAGAGCGGATGAATATCCGGATCACGAGTATCCAAAAGTTAAAGACGGCAAATACGCAGGTGTTATCGGAGTTGGTGGCCTATTGCTGGCTAGGATACCAGAGGAGATCGCTAAGTCTCGAACTGATTACTTTGAAAAAAGAACCAGAGAGCGAGAAAATGCCTTGGCAAACGATCCTCTAAAGGAACAGCATCCAAGTATGCCTATTTCCAAGGAAAGGCAGACTCGTGTAACTTTTGGTGGCTCAAAGAAAAACTAATTATTTAGTAATTCCTAAACCAACAAAATAAAACTAACTCTTAAGGAGATAAATATGGCAAACGACACAGTTGCCTTTGGCTTTAGACCATTAGGCAAAATGGGTGGAGCACCGGCTGTAGGTTCGCAGAATCAATATGAAATTCTGGATAACTATAGCTCGTCTATATTTCAGGGAGACTTAGTTACATTAAGTGCCACAGGTAATGTTCAAGTAATTCAAACTACAACTGGAACAAGTATCTTGGGAGTGTTTAATGGAAGTCTTGTTGAATCCAACCCAACAACTAAAAAGCCGACTTGGAGCAACTTTTATCAACAAACAAATGTTACCCAAGGTAATATTTATGCGTTTGTAATTGATGACCCAGATCAGTTATATTTAGTAAGATCAACTGGAACTGCACTAGGTAATACTGCAGTTGGAACAGCTTGTGAGCAAGTGTATGTAGCAGGTAGTACCGTAAATGGAATTTCTGGTGCATTCATAAATCCTAATAACACAACGACTGGACAAGTAAGAGTTCAGGCGGTGTCTACGTTTATAGGAAACGAAGAAGCTGTAACAAATGAGGCTTTCGTAGTAAGAATTGCTAAAGCTTCACAACTATTCTAAAGGAGATTAAACTATGGCTATTTCAAGATCACAGCTAGTTAAAGAACTAGAACCTGGTTTAAACGCTCTGTTTGGACTAGAATATAAACGTTATGAAAACGAGCATGAGCAGATTTTCGTAAAGGAAACTTCTGATCGAGCATTCGAAGAAGAAGTTATGCTTTCTGGATTTGCAAATGCTTCTGTAAAAGCTGAAGGTGCTGGTATAACATATGATACAGCGCAAGAAACTTTTACTGCTAGATATACGCATGAAACTATTGCTCTTGGTTTTGCAATCACTGAAGAAGCGATTGAAGACAACTTGTATGACAGACTAGCGTCTAGATATACAAAAGCACTAGCAAGATCCATGGCGAATACAAAGCAAGTAAAAGCTGCGAGTGTGTTAAACAATGCATTCAATACTAACTTCCTAGGTGGAGATGGTGTTGAATTATGTTCAACTGCGCATCCAACTATCAGTGGAACTTTCAAAAATGAGTTAAGCACATCTGCTGACTTAAATGAAACTTCCCTAGAGCAATCATTAATTGATATTGCTGCGTTTACTGATGAAAGAGGATTAAAAATTGCTGCACAAGCAGTTAAATTAATTATTCCTTCTGAACTTCAGTTTACAGCTGACAGATTAATGGCTTCTGCTGGTAGAGTTGGAACTTCAGATAATGATATCAACGCAATCAAGAACATGGGTATGATTCCACAGGGTTATGCTGTAAATCACTACTTAACTGATACTGATGCGTTCTTTATTATTACTGACGTGCCAAACGGCTTAAAGTATTTCGAAAGAGCACCTATTAGAACTTCTATGGAAGGTGACTTCGACACTGGTAACGTAAGATACAAAGCTAGAGAAAGATACAGCTTCGGCTTTTCTGACCCTAGAGGTATATTCGGTTCACCAGG